GTCCGCGTCTTCCGCCCGGAGGACTCGGTCTTCGCCGCCGACGCGATGCTGAGCTACGCCTTCCGCCCGATGACGAACAACCACCCGCGCGAGCCGGTGACCGCCGACAACTGGCGGGCCGTGGCGATCGGGCAGACCGGCGGCGACGTGGTGCGCGATGGCGATCACGTCCGCGTGCCGCTGGTGCTGATGGACGCCTCCGCCATTGCCGACTACGAGTCCGGCAAGCGCGAGCTGTCGATGGGCTACGAGTCCGAGATCGTGTTCCAGGACGGCGTGACCCCGGACGGGCAGCAGTACGACGCAATCCAGACCCGGATGCGCATGAACCACCTCGCGTTGGTCGACCGAGCGCGTGGTGGAGCGGCACTTCGTATCGGCGACGACGAACAGCGGCAGTCCCGCCGCGAACCCTCCCAGATGGAGATCCCCATGGCTGACACCAAGACCCGCACCATCCTGGTCGACGGTTTGCAGGTCGAGACGACCGATGCCGGCGCCCAGGCCATCGAGAAGCTGCAGGGGCAGATCACCGCCTCCGCGCAGCAGCTCGCCGATGCCAACACCGCCCACCAGGCCGCGCTCGCCGATCGCGACGCCAAGCTGGCCAAGGCCGAGGCCGAGCGCGACGCGTTCGCCGCCAAGGTCCTGACCGATGCGCAGATCGACGCCCGCGTGAAGGCGCGCGCCGACCTGATCGCCACCGCCAACCTCATCGCCGATGGCGACTACAGCGGCAAGAGCGAGGACGAGATCCGCCGCGCTGCCGTCGTGGCCAAGCTCGGCGACGCCGCGGTGAAGGACAAGCCCGAGGCCTACGTCGCCGCGCGCTTCGACATCCTCGCCGAGGACGCGGCCAAGGCCGACCCCGTCCGCGCTGCCCTGCAGACGCGTGACGGCACCGTGCGCAACACGCAGGACAACGGGCAGACCGCCTACGAGTCGCGCCTGCAGAACGCCTGGAAGGGCGACCAGCCGAAGGGAGTGAACTGATCATGGCCGTGCAGAGCACCTACAGCGACACCCTCCGCGCCGGCGTGGCCGGCCAGGTCGTCAACACCGTCCCGGCGACCTTCATCTCGCGCACCGTCGAGGGCGCCTCGGGCCTCGCGTTCGGCGTGGCCGTCGCGCAGGGCACCGCCGACAAGGGCTGCGACCCGTTCGGCAGCGGTGACACCGCGATCCTCGGCATCAGCGTCCGCGAGCGTTCCATCGACGCCAACGAGCCGGACAAGTTCGACCAGTACGACGACGCCCGGATCATGACCAAGGGCTGCATCTGGGTCACCGCCTCGGTCGCCGTCAACGCCGGCGATCCGGTGTACGTGATCCCGGCCACCGGCGCCTTCGCCAAGACCAGCGCCTCCTCGGCCGTCCAGATCGTGGGCGCGCGCTGGGATACCTCGGCGGACGCCGCCGCAATCGCCCAGGTCCGCCTCGGCTAAAAGGAGACTGCAACATGGCTACCAACTTCTACGACGCCCAGGCGGCGCTCGGCTTCGTCGTCTCCCAGACCTCGCACATCGAGCGCGAAGTCAACGAGACGGTCTACCCCGACATCCAGTACCCGGGCCTGGTCCCGGTGGACACGTCGGCCCACCCGTTCGCAAAGTCCGTGACCTACTACAGCTCCGACAAGTTCGGCGCTGCCGGGTGGATCAACGGCAACAGCGACGACATCCCGCTGGCCGGCTCCGAGCGCAGCAAGCACGAGACCGCCGTCCACATGGCCGGTATCGGCTACGGGTTCGGTCTCGAGGAGATCAACCACGCGCAGATGCTCGGCATCAACCTGCAGGCCGAGGACGCGCTGGCCGCCCGTCGCGCCTACGAGGAGATGGTCGACCGGGTCGTGCTCGAGGGCGATTCGCTCAAGGGCTTCGATGGCCTGTTCGACTACACCGGCGTCACCGTGGCCGCGGCCACGACCGGCGACTGGACGAACGGCTCCACCACCGAGGACCAGATGCTGGGCGACGTGAACGACGCGATCCAGGGCGTCCACACGGCCAGCAACACGACCGCGATGGCGGACACCGTGCTCCTGCCCTACGCGCGCTTCAACCTGCTGGCATCGACCCGCCTCGGCGACACGCAGGGCACGGTCCTGGAGTTCCTGCGCCGGAACAACATCTACACCGCGACCACCGGCCGCCCGCTGGAGATCCGCGGCCTGCGCAAGCTGGACACCGCCGGCACCAGCGGCGGCACCCGCATGGTGGTCTACCGCCGCAGCCCGCAGGTGCTGAAGGTGCACATCCCGATGCCGCACCGCTTCCTGCCCGTGTGGCAGGCCGGCCCGCTGCGCTGGGAAGTGCCGGGCATCTTCCGCCTCGGCGGCCTGGACATCCGTCGCCCGAGCGAAGTCCGCTACAGCGACGGCATCTAAGGGAGGGAACATGGCCACTGTCACCAACAACCACAAGTCCCCGCTCGGACTGCCGAACGGCCAGGTACTCGAACCGCGTCTCGCCACGAAGGTTCGGGACTGGGACGTCGTGAAGCAGAACGCGGTGGTGGCGGCGTGGGTCCGCGCCAGGATCCTCTCGGTCGATGCACCGGCCCCGATTGCGGTCTCGCAGCCGGTCGCGGAGGAGAAGGACGCGCTGATCGCAGCCCTGGCCAAACTCGGCATCAAGAAGGGGCGCAACTGCAGCGTGGAGACGTTGCAGAACGCCCTGGCCGAGGCGCAGAAGGCCGCGGCGGATTCTGAAGGCGATTCGCCCGACGACCTGCAGGACTGATCCACCGGTGGGGCGGACAGCCGCCCCGCCATCTTTTCGAGGTAGCGCATGGCCATCTACGGCACGCTGGAAGACGCGACGACCTACCACGCAGCCCACGACAATGCCGCATGGGCTGCTGCTGCGTCGGACGCGCTGCGCACAGCCGCACTGGTGCGCGCTACCGCCTACATCGACGGCCGCTACCGGCACCAGTTCCCCACTGGGCGGTGGCAGTCGATGTTCCCTGGCACCCGCACCGATGGGCGGGCGCAGGACCTGGAGTGGCCGCGCACGGACGCGACCGACTACGAGGGCAACGAGATCGCCGCCGACGTCGTGCCGGTGGAGGTCGAGCATGCGACCTACGAGGCCGCGCTGCGCGAGCTCGCCGACCCCGGCAGCCTGAGCCCGGACTTCGTGCCGACCTCTCAGGTGGTGAAGGAGAAAGTCGGGCCGATCGAGGTGCAGTACGCCGAGGCGAAGGGCCGCGCGCCGACCCGGCCGGTCATCACGGAGATCGACGAGATCATCTCCCCGGTCATCGTGAAGCCGGCGCGCATCAGTGGCGCGGTGGTCGTGTGAGCGCGTTCTACGACCGCCTGCAGGCCACCGCGACGCGCCTGATCGCCGACAAGGGCCAGGCCGCGGTGCTGGTCCGCACCAGCACGTCCGGGCCGGCGCATGACCCGACCGTGACCACGACCGAGCACGCCTGCACGCTGGTCGAGACGGGCTACAGCATCACGAACCGCACCGATTCGCTGGTGCAGAAGGGCGACAAGGTCGGGCTGCTGTCGGTGGACCTTGCCGTCACGCCGGATCGGCTCTCGGACAAGCTCGAAATCGGCGGCACGCAGTACCAGCTCATCGACCTGCAGCCGCTGAGCCCAGGCGGCACCGTCCTGTTGTACGAATTTCTGGCTCGGAAGTAATGACCCGACAGTCCCGGCGCCGGCTGCTCCAGCAGATCGAATCGCTGGAACCCAACATCCGCCGCGCCTTCCTCGAAGCCATCGCGGCGGTTGCCGCAGGCGCCAACGTCGGCCTGATCGAGGCCATGATCCGCGACAACCGCGCCGGCGAGATCCTCGCGGGCCTTGCACTGGACGCCGCGGTGCTGGCCAGGCTGACCGAGGCCATCCGCTCGGCGTTCGTGGCCGGTGGCGAGTGGGGCACGAAGGAGATGCCGCCCCTGCGCTCGCGCGTCGGCGGAACCTTCCGGCTGCTGTTCAACGTGCGCAACCCCCGCGCCGAGGCATGGCTGCGGGAGGAGTCGTCGCGGCTGGTGACGGCCATTTTGGACGACCAGCGCGAGCTGATCCGGCAGCTGGTCAGCGAGGGCACGCGGCTGGGGCGCAACCCCCGGGCGACGGCTCTGGATCTGGTCGGGCGCATCGCTCCCGGCACCCAGCGGCGCACCGGTGGCGTCATCGGCCTGACCAGCCAGCAGGCCGGCTGGGTGCAGAACGCGCGGGCGCAGCTGCTGAGCGGCGACCCGGAGGCGATGACGGACTACTTCAACCGCCAGCTGCGGGATCGGCGCTTCGACGGCATCGTGCGGCGGGCGATCGCTGCAGAGCGGCCGGTGAAGGCGGCGGACGTGGACCGGATCACCGGGCGCTACGCTGACCGGCTGCTTCGTCACAGAGGGGAAAATATCGCCCGGACC